TTGTTCGCCGCATTGAGCAGCGCGAAGTTCGAGCCGCTGCCCGTCGTCAGCGGCAACCACGTCGATGCGTTCGTGTCCCACACGTCCACGCCCACGCCGGTCCAGCGCATGCGCGGCACGCCCGCGACGCTCGCCTCCATGTCGCTAGAGCCAGCGCGGAAGAAACCCATCGTCGGCTCAGTCGTCCACGTCATGCCGGGAGCGCCCGCCGAGCCGTCGAGGAACTTGAACGGCGCGAGCATGCCGCCGCGTCCCTGCCGGTCGAGCGAGTTCGTCAGTTCGTTGCCGATGTCGCCCATCGTCGGGTTCGCCCAGCCCGAGGCGATGACGGTGCCCGTGACAACCGGGTTGCCGCTGGGAAGGGTGTACGTTCCGTTTGAATCACGCGGCATTTAAATCACTCCTGTTCTTCGGTCGGCGTGCGCCCGGCTGCTGCCGCTGCTGCTCGCGTCGTCGTGTACGAGTTCGTCGGCTGGCCCTTGCCGTAGCCCTTCCGGCGCAGCGCTTCGAGTCGATTCGCCAGCCGAGCCTTCATGACAGGCGAATCGAGCGCACCCGACACGAGGCCAAAAAGCGCACCGGGCAGCCCGCCGATGGCACCGCCCGCAGTCGTTTTCATCGGCGTGCCGATTCCCACGAGGTCGCGGTTAGCGATGCGGTTCGCCGAGCGTTCGACCACGGGCAGCGTCGCCTCGATGTTGCCATAGCGACGATTCACGTCGGCAATCTCAGGCACCTGTCGCTCGATCTGCTTGCGGGCTTCCCCGGCGATGGACTTGTGCGCCAGTTGCACCGGCATCGGCTTCTGCTGCGGCCCGCCCTTCTCCCACTTGATGCGCCGGTAGGCGTCGGTCTTGATCTTCTGCAAGTCCTCGATGCCGAGAGTGCGAATACCCTGAGCCTTGAGGCTGTCGAGCCACTTGTCCACCACTCCCTGCACGGCTGCCAAGTCGTCAGCCGCTTCCAGCCCAGCACCGCCGAGCTTCGTCCGAACATCCCTCAGACCGCGCAGGAGCCTCGTGGCGGGCACACGCTGGCCGGTCGTGGCTGCCCCGGCGATCAGGGTGTCAATCTCGTCTCCGAGCGCCGCCTGCGCCTCCCTGAGCGTGTCGATGCCCCTCTCGTTGGGCAGCGCCTTGTTCTCCAGCATCGTCTCGACCACACGCGCCCGCTCAGGGCGCTTCATGGTCGTGGACAGCTTCAGGCTGGACTCCATCAGGCTGCGGGGCGACAGAGGCGTCGCAGACTTCGGGATGACCGCCCCGGCAGCCCGCTGGGCAGCGACCACGGGGTCGATATTGCGCCCGACCGTCCGCAGGACGTTCCCGGCTGCCTTGGGAGCCAGCGTAGCGCCGCCAGTGAAGATTCCAGCGACATCCGATGCCAGCCCCACGGGATCGTTCTGGAGCGTCCTACGGAGCGCGTCAGTGCCTCCATAGCGCTCCTTCAGGCCGGTCCCGACCGCCCGAGCGTAGCCCTCCTTGCCCTGCTCGCCGGGCATGGCAAGCTGCGCCGTCCCGGCTGCCACGTTCCCGAGCGCCTTGCCGGTCTGGATCGGGTGCCGGATCGGCTGCGTGATGTCCTTCGCGAACTGCACCGCGCTGCCGGGGATGTTGCGGACCATCTGCCGGGCGTCGAACTGCTCGCGGTTCAACTCCGCGAGCAGTTCCGGGTCGGTCACAGCCCGAGCGCGAGCGTCCGTGATCGGCGTAGCCGACTCCGGGGCGTTCAGGATCGCGAGCAGTGCCGGATCGGTGACGGGCTTGCCCATGCGTTACTCCTCGGCCCAGCCGGTAGGCGTCTGGACGTATGCCTTGCCGCCGACCACCTTGCGCCGGGGCGCGGCAGCAGGCTTCGCAGGCGGCGGTGCCGCAGGCTGCTGCTGCGTCGGTTGAACGTAGGCAGGCCCCGAGGCTTCCTTCAGCACTTCCAGTTCGCGAGAGAGGTTCGCACGCTTCTGCGCGATCAGTTCAGGCGGGTCGCCCGGCTGCGGCAGCCAGCGTGCATTCGCGTTCGCCCACTCGCCCGCACTGATCGCAGCACCCGACTCGCGGCGCATGATCGCGTTGATGATCTGACTCGCGGTGCCGTAGTACATCTTGCCCTGATCGGACAGCCCGGCCTGTACGATCATCGGGTTCGCCCCGGATGACACGAGCATGTAATCCTTCGGCGAAGGGACGTAGCCCTTGTCGATCAAGCCGGTGATGACCGGAAGGTTCTGCTCGATGCGGCTCGCGTAGGTGGCGAGCGTGTTCTGGCTTTCATTCGGCGTTTTCGGCAACGGCTGCACCTGACCTCCAGACGGGTCGAGGATCGGAACCGTCGTGTTCTCAGGCGTGACGCGAGCTTTGCCGCCCGCCGTGTCGATGATTGGACCCGAGCCTGCGCGAGTTGCCGCCTGATTGGTTCGCGTCGCTTCGATGCCGCGCTCGTCCTGCTCGAAGTTGCGCTCCCAGCGGGCGTCCTCGACAGCCTGCCGCGCCTTCTCAGCTTCGAGCGCGCGCTGCTGCTGACGCTGCGCGAGCGCCATCTTCAGGCTGCCCTGCGCTTGCTCCTGCAAGCCTGCACCGACCTGCTGCGTCGGCTGTACGCCCATGAGTTGCCCGATGGCACCGTAGCGGCTCTGACGCTTCAACGCAGCCGCGAGCGCCGCAGCCTTCTCAGGCGTGTCGGCAGCGTCGCCGGTCGGGTCGAGCAGTGCGTCGAATGCGCTTGCCATGATTCACTCCGGTAGATTCAAGCCGTACTTCTTCACGTTCTCGCCGATGCGAGTGCGGGTCGCCGTGCGCTTCGGCTCGATGTCCTTCGCACGCTTGCGGCCTTCCCACTGCTGCATCGCCTTGCCGACGTGTTCGAGCGGGTTCGCGGCGACGAACGTGCGCCCGGCGTTGCGACCTTCCGGCCCGCCTTCGAGCGAGCGCAGCGCGTCGGCTTTCGCCATCTGCTCATCGAGCGCAGACAGTTCCATCTGGTCGCCGTAGGTGCCGAGCAGCGTCGCGGCAAGCTCCGGGTCGATGCTTCCCTGCGAGGGGTCGAGCGGAGTCTGCTGCGGCATGCCCTGCGCCTGCGGCACTGCCTGAAGCGGCCCACCGGGACCGCCCGGCCCTGCGCCGTAGCCGAAGTAGGGGATTTCCTTGCCAGTCTTGGGGTCGATGGGCATGTCACTTCACCTTCGAGTAATCAACGAAGCTGATGCCAGCGATCTTCGTGACCGCATGCGGCACTTCGTCAGCCATGACGCCGAGCATCTTCGAGCCGCCGAAGATGTATCGGAACGTGTAGAGCGGCGTGCCGCCCTCAGTCTCACCGACGCGCTCGATGTCGGTCTTGAACCTGCGGTCGGACATCATCATGCCCGCGCCCGCCATCGAGCCGATGCCGCTCATCATGCCCTGCGTCGCGGCCTGCTCTGCGTTGAACGCATCGAGTTGCGACTGCCCGGTCATCTGTGCCGCTGCGAGCGACTGCGGGCCTTCCGACCGCGCTGCCGTGTTGTAGCTGGGCATCTGCGGCATGTTGACCTGCTGGCCCGAGAGCAGCGCGTTGATTTCGTTCAGCGAGAAGCCGCGCTGCTGCATCGACTCAGCGATCTGCTGCTGCCGCAGTTGGTTCTGGTACTGCGACTGCTGCATGAGGTTCTGGAAGTCCTGCTGGCCGCTCTGCATCTGCTGCCCGTAGTCCTGCTGCTGCGCGGCGTTGCCGAACTGCCCGCCCTGCAAGTCCATGCCGAATTCGCCGAGTCGCGCCTGATTGCCGAACTGCCCGAGCGCCTGCTGCTCGCCGGTCAACTGCTGGCGCGTCGCCGCGTCCATGCCGAGCATGCGCTGCGCTTCCGCACCGCTGCCGATGGTCGCCTGATACTGCGCCTGCTGAAGCGCGTCGCCCTGCTGCTGGCCGAGCTTCTGCATCTCCTGATCGTAGGCTTCGTCGCCTTCCTTCAGGCCCATGTTGTAAAGCTGCGTGCGCATCCGTTCGCTGGCACGCTGCTGCTCAGGCAACGCACGCGAGGCCCACTGGTTGTAGATGGCATCGTTCGCGTTCTGCTGGTACTTCTGCGACGAGTCGAGTTCCGGCCCCTTCAACTCGAAGCCGGTCTGCAAGTCCTGCCCCGGCACGCTGCCCTGAATGTTGCCGCGATCCGGCATGTCAGGAGCCATGACCGCGCCGCCGCCCTTCTGGAACTGGTTCCAATCCATGCCCGTGCCGTACTCGGTGCGGAGTCGGTCGGTCATGGACTCGCCAAGCTGCGAGCGGTCGCGCTGCAAGCGCATCTGCGAATCGAGCGCGGCCTGCGACTCAGGATTGAGTTGCGTGGTCTGCGCCCAGCGGTTGAGGTACTGGTTCGATGACGGGTCCCAAACCTGCTGGTTCTGCCACGTCTGCGAGCCGAACGGAGTGAACTGGTCAGCCCGGTTCGCCCACGTCTGCTGCTCTGTGACCTCCTTGCTGCCCTGCGCCTGCTCCTTCGCAGCCGCAGCGTAGTCAGGGGCCTTCGGTGCTGACTTGCTCATCAGATTCCTCCTACCAACTTGCTGCCGCCGCCCGTGGGCTGGCGCAGCGCAGCCGCCTGTGCCATCTGCGGATTGTACGCTGGCGTCGGCGGCAACTGCGCAGGGCGCTGGCTCTGCATCGGCGGCGGCTGCATCGGCTGCTGCATCTGCGGGGGCGGCTGCATCGGCTGCTGCATCTGCGGGGGCATCGCGCCGGGCGGCTGCATCGGCTGCTGCATCTGCGGCGGTGTCTGCTGCCCCGGCGTGTACGGGAGCGGCTGCTGCCACGTCGGTTGCCTCGGCGCAGACTCTTGCGCAAGCCGCTGCTGTCGCGCCTCTAGCGCTCTGGCCTGCATATTTGCGATTTGCGCTCCCATGCCTCGGAAGCCCTTCTTGTCCTTCTTGCTCAACGGCGGCGTCACGATGGGCGCTGCGACCGGGGCAGTCGGGGTCTGACTCCACGAAGGCGAGGTCGCCAGCATCTTCGGCGGCGCAGCCGGGGTCGTTGTCACCGGCTGCCTCGCGCCGTACTTAGGCGACTTTTTGCTGCTGTTCATGAATCAGGTACTCCGAGATGATGATGTCTACGCCGTTGTCCCAGCCGTCCTTGACGCGGGCAATCTCGTGCCAGCCCAGCCGACCGAAGATCATGCGCAGCGCTGCGATGTTGTTCGAGGGCGTTGTGCCGATGAACTTCTGCTTGCCGTGCAACGCACCGTAGGCGACGAGTTCGCGCCACAGCGGCATGATGCAGCGCGGGTGCTTGATGAACCAATGAACCGCGACGCTCGTGGGCGTCCAGCCGTCGAGGCCGACCATGCCCATGATGCGATTCACCTGACCGTCCCAAGACCATGCGACGATGCCCCCGAACTGAGGACCGGGGTAGTAGGAAGTTGCTCGTGTGAACTCCTCGTAATCTGAGGGCACCATCGCACGGAATTTGATCGAGGGCTTCACAGCAAGCCTCCGGTGTCGAACATCACGTCGGTTCCGACGTGGATCGTCTCGTTGCTGCTGCGCCCGCGCATGTTGATCGCAATGTGGCGACCGACACCGCTGCCGCCCCACGGGGGCTGGTTCGCGAGGAAGCCGCCGCCCCACACGTCACCGTCCCACAGCCCTGTGTTCCACAGCCCGCCCGCAGGCGTGACGTAGCCGGGCGAGCCGCTGATCGCGGAGATGTCGAAGTCGTAGTTCGCCTGAATGAAGAAGCTGGGCACTTCCTGACCGACGAACTGCGGGCGCATCATCTGCACACGCTTGAAGGTCGCGGGCGCACCGTAGCTCTGGAAGCTGGTGAAGCCTTCCCACTCGATTGCCGTCGCGGTCGCGCCATCATCGGCGAGCAGCACGTTGTCGATGTAGCCTTCGTAGGTGAACACGCGATTGTCGCGCGTGCCGATGTAGAACTTGCCCCGGAAGGTTTCGCCCGTGAGCATCGGCAGGTTGTTGAACTGCGACCACGCTCGCGTCTGCGTCTGGTACACGAACTGCATCTGCGGCTTGCCGGTTTCCTGCGGCGAGGCAAGGATAATCAACTGCTCACGCGGGAAGCTGCGAATCTCCCAGCCGAACTCGTTGAGCGTGCGGTCCATGAACTGATTCAGGCGCGGGTTGATCTTGCGCGAGATGCTGACCTGCTCGTCAGTGACCGGCAGCCCGCCGATGAGCTTCGACAACTGGATGCAGCCCGCGCTCGTCAGCACGAGCAAGTCGCCGCCGAAGTCGTCAGCGATGCGCCGACCACGCGGCGGCGTGCCGAGGAAGAACGAACCCTGCATGTTGAAGTCGCCAGCGGTGTCGGGGTCGGTGCCCTTGTAGACCACGCAGTCACCGCCAGCACTGATCGCGACGAGGTAGTCGTCAACACCTTCGCCGCCGTCGATGGTCCAGTTCCACAGGCCCTTCAGATGCCCGCCGTACTTGAACTTGTTGCCGAAGTTGAATTCCTTCGCCTGACCAGTGATCGCGCCGACCGGCAGATACCACGCGCTGCCGGTGTCCTGCTGCACCAGCCACACGCGATTCTTCCACACGGTCACGAAGTCGAGCAGCGACTCTGCCGGGGTCGGGCCGGTGATGACGCCGACCGCGAACGTGTTGGCGCTGCCGTCGTAGACGATGTAGCCGTTCGCGAGGTCGCACACGAGGAGGAACTGCCCGGCGAGCGTCTGGTAGTTGTGCCAACTGCACCATCCAGCGAACGTCGTCTTGACGGGGAAGTCGAAGCGCTTCGTCGGGGCTGCGCCCGGCGTCGTGATTTCGTAGATGCCGTCCGAGGTTGCGCAGAACAACCTCGACGTGTCGGTGTCGGTAGACTTCGAGATGAACGGCATGACCGTCTTGATGCCGTCGCCCAGCGGCACGGGCGGGCAGTGTTCACGGTAGCCCTTGCGGACTGCCGTGCCGTACTCCTGCGGCACCATGTTGATGAGGCGCAGCGCGTCATTCGGCGGCACGTTGGCAGCGCCGTCGATAGCGTTGATGCCACCCTGCGACGGCGGCAGGAACACAGCCTGCGTGCGCTGCTTCGCGGCACGCGCTCTGCGTGTTGCGATTTCCTGATAACGCTTGCCGGGCTGGAATGCCACTGTCAGCCTCCGAAGCCCGTCTCAGGAGTGTTCCACTCGCTGATGAAAGGCGGGTTGTACTGGCGCGGCCCGTTGAGCGAGAGAACCGGCGCGGACTTGTCCTTGCCCTTCCACGATTCAAGCGCACTGATGAATTCGTCCTGCGCGTAGCCCGCGTCGAAGCCCTTCGCCTGAAGCCACATGACCTTGAGCTTCTTCAGGAACAGGATCGGCTCGAACAGCGGCGTGTCAGCCGACAGGCTCACGTTGTCCTTGTAGGTCGGCGCACCGGGCGGGCTGGTGCCGTCGAGGACCCAATCGCGTGAGATGTACTTGTAGCCGATGGGAATGTCAGGCGTGGGCGGCTGCGGCCACAGTTGCAGCTTGCCGTCCGCGATGCGGAAGAAGGCGTAGATCGTGACCGTGTAGAGCTTCGACGCTTCGAGGTAGCTCCACCACTGCGGCGAGGCGGGACCGAGCAGCGGATACGCGCTGCCCGGCACGCCCTGCTGCCAGCCGGTCTGGTCGATCATGTAGGCGAAGTCGGCAGGCAGGTCGTACAGCCCCGTGTCGCCGATTGCGGTGATGAAGTTGTTCTGCCGTTCGAGTTGCTGCCATGCGTACTCTTGCACGAGGTCCTGCCCGGCTTCAGTCGCCAGCGTGCAAAGCTGGATGAACGCAGGGTCAGCGGACGCGAACGGATCGCTCGACTTGTTCAAGCCGATGCTGACCGCTACACGGTTGATGAGGTCGCCTGCTGACTGAAACCGAGCCATGAGTTACTTCCTCTTGTTCGCCGTCGCGAGCATTTCCTTGACCTGATCGCCAAGCTCCTTCAACTCGTTGCGCAGCGTCGCGATCTGGTTGTCACGATCTTCGAGCGCGGCCTGCATCTTGTTCACAGCCGCCTGATCGTGCAGCGCCTTCACGAAGTCGGCAGCCTTCTGCTTGAGCGACTGGCCCATCGGCACCTTCGAGACGTAGGTGTCGGCGAGGCCCGCCAACTGCTCGACCGTGTGGATGTTGATGTACTTCAGTTCCTCGATCAGTGCGCCGCTGATGCCCGGCCAGAGCGCGAGCGGCGTACCCTCATGCACAACCTGCTCCGCGTTCGCCTTGAACTTGGCGTACTGCTTGGGGAAGCGCAGCGTGTCGTCGGTGAGGTCGTTGCCGGTGCGCTGCACGCGACGATCAGCAGCCGGGTTGCGGTCGCCGGGGATCATGATGCGCACGAACTCACGGTCGCGGAAGCACCTGCGGCCTTCGGCCAGCGTGCGCTCCTTGTCCTCCTCGGTGCGCATGTAGAACATGACGCCGAGCCGGTCATCGCCGAAGCGCGGGTTGTCCACGTTCTCTGCGAGTTCTTCGATGGTCACTTCTTTCATCATCGTTTTCCTTTAGTAGATTTCAGCCTCGAACCAGCCGTAAGACACCACGACGGCGTGCGTGTTGTTCGCGGGAACGTAGGGCATCGCAGCGCCCACGACGTACTGAAGCGTGTCAACTTCCAGCACGGCGAGCCACGCATTGAGCGCAGTCTCCAGCGCAGCCGCGCTGCCCGCTGACAGTACCTTCGTGCGTCGCTTGAAGGCGTAGGCGCGACCGTTGCCGTCCTGCGGGGTCTTAGTCAGCGATTCTGCGGCGAAGGTCATGCCGGTGCCGCCGACAACCGCAGCGTGCCAGCGACGCCACGCTGCGACACGAAGTAATTGTAGATGCCCGGCTCGATCCACTCGTACCAGCCGCTCGCAGCGACCCAGCCGAGGATGATGCGGTTCGTGCCGACATAGGGACCGTACTGCATCGTCAGGTTGCCGCTGATGCCAGCGAACTGCACGCCGCCTGTGTTCTGAATACGAATGTGATCGTCGTTGACTGCCTGCACGAGAACGACGGTGCCGCCACCGAACGCAGCAGGCACGAGCGTCCCGACCGCAGGCGCAGCGCGGAAGCCGTCGCTCGATGCTGAGATGACGTTGGGCGTCATCGTCAGGTTCGCAGACACAATCGTCTCGGCAGGATTGGTCGTGCCGCAGAAGCGCCCAGCGGAGTCGTAGGGGATGCCCTGATAGAAGGTTGCAATCGCTGGCGCGGTGCCGCCGCCGACGATTTCGCCGTTGGGTCCCTGCGGAAGTGCGCCGGGACCGTAGAAGGTAGGCTGCGCGGCGTTGATGCCGACAACGGCGTGCGCTGCGTTGCGCGGGATGCCCTGACAGAAGTACGCGATGGGATCGCTGCCGATGACGACATCGCCTGCGGCGTTGAGTGGCAGCGAGCGGAAGTAGGATGCAATCGGGCCGACCCCTGTACGGAGTCGGCCCGTTGCACTGAGCAAGCCCTGAAAGATGCTGCTCATGGCAGCGCCTTACGGGGCTGCGGGGACAGGTGCCGCTGCGGTCGCCGAGCCGAACTGCGCCCGGCCAGTGAGCAGCGTCAACTGCTCCTCCTCGCCAGTGAAGTCCACCTGTCGCGAACTGCGGTTGACGAAGCCCGTCTGGATGACGCCGCCAAACGCGATGTCAGCCG